AGGTGCTCGCGGCCATCAAGCGCGCGGCCCGCAAGGCCTCGCTCTCCAACTCGAGCGCGCTGAAGCGCGCGATCCCGGTGGCGCACGGCGAGCTCCGCGAGAGCGTCCACGTCGACGGCACGAACGTCGTCATCGACGCACCGCACGCGGCGGCGGTGAACAACGGCTCGCGCCCGCACTGGGTTCCGATCGGTCCGCTCATCGCCTGGGTGAAGCTGCGCGGCCTCCAGGGGCTGCTCTCCGAGCGGCAGCAGGGGCACCTCCCCGGCACGTCGACGCGCGCGGCGGCCGCCGGCGTCGCCTCGATGCTGGCCTCGCGCTCGCACCGCGGACCGGCTGGCTACACGCCGACCGACGCGGCCGAGCAGGTCGCGCGGATGATTCAGCACGCCATCGCGAAGCGCGGGACGAAGCCGCACCACTTCATCGAAAAGGCGCTGCCGGAGATGTTCAAGGCGCTCGACGCGGAGATCCGCCGAGCCATCGAGGAGGCGTCGTAGGGCCATGGCGCTCCTCACCACCATCCAGCAGGCCGCGCGGAACGCTCTCGCAGCCTGGCTCACCGCCGAGCTCGCGGACGCGGACGACACGGTCGTCGTCGAGCCGCGCTGGTTTGAAGTCGACCGGAGCCACCCGCCGAAGTCGATCACCATCATCGACGCGGGCCCTCGTCGCATCGAATGGGGCGACCCCGAGGTGCTCTCGCAGACGAGCTCGGGGGCGGCGAACGTCGTCGCGACGTGGGCGATCGGAGACGTCGAGCAGCGGGTCCAGCTGGACGTGTGGGCGCCCTCGGACCTCGAGCTCGACGACCTTATCGCGCGCCTCGACGTCTCGCTGAACGCCGGCCACCGCGGCCTGGGCGGAGCGAACGTCGAGCCGGTGACCGCGGGCCTCGTACTCGAGCTCGACGATGGGTGGTCGCCCGGCACGGTGGCGTTCGCGTTCGACGAGCCGTTCGTGTCGCAGGTGGCCGACGACGCAAACCAGGCCGAATGGCGCGCGACGTACCGCGGGGTCGCATCCGCGCGCCTCGTCGCGACGGCGACGTCGCCGCGGATCGCTCGCGTGGCGCTCAAGCAGCGCGTGAGCGAGACTGACGCCGCGGCCGTGAACACCGATGTGATGACGCTCTCCGGGGCGTCGACCGAGACGTACTCGACCGAGCCATAGACGGGAGAAATCACGATGGGACTGTTCGTCACCTCGAAGGCGGCGGCGCTTCGCCACGACGTCTTCGCGATCGAGAAGACGCCGCCGGCGGTCATCAAGCCGACGGGGTTCGGCAAGGCGTGCCTCGTCGAGCAGTTCCCGTGGGGTCCTGCGCAGACGCTCACGACGCCGACGTCGCGCGGCGCGCTGCTCAACATGATCGCGCCGCCGGGCATGGCGCGCACCGGATCGGGCTACCTGTCGGCGATCCGCAAGGGGTTTCCGACGCTCGCCTTCGTGCGCGTGATCGACCCCACGGCCGTCGCGGCCTCGGCGGTCATCAACAAGACGGGGCCGACGGCGCTCGTCACCGTGACCCTGAAGTACAAGGGCACGGCGGGCAACAGCGTGGTCGTGACGTCCGGCGCGGCCTCCGACGGCGACGCGAACCACTTCAACATCACCGTCAGCGTCACGGGCGCGAGCGGCACGACGACGGACATCATCCATAACGTCAACGTGTCGGGCACCGGCGCGGATGCGCTGCCGACCCAGGCGGACATCGACCGGACGATCCTCATCGGCAGCGTCGTGAAGAACTCGGCCGGCGTGCCGATCCTCGCGTCGACGACGTGCACGAGCGGCACCGACGGCACGATCGACGGCACGACCTACGTGGGCACGCAGGGCGCCAACGACAAGGGCGTCGCGAAGCTCGAGGGCGCGCGCGACATCGACCACTTCTTCTGCGGCGACCCTGGCAACTCGTTCCGTGCGACGGTGAACGCCGGCTTCAAGGCGCACGCCGACTACATGACGGACCGCGTCGCCTACCTCAACGGCAACAGCGGGAACACCGCGGCGCAGGCCGTGACGGACGTGGCGAACTACCGCTCGCAGCGCGTCGTCTACTGCGACCCGTGGGTGTACCTCTACGACGACGTCGACGGCACGAAGCGCCTCGTCGCGTCGGCATCGTTCGCCGGCAGCGTGGCGTCGCAGCTCTCGCCGTCGACGAGCATCGCCTGGAAGAGCGGCGAGGTCATCGCGATGCTCGGCGGCATCGTCGACCTCGAGGCCGACCGCGGCGAGGCGGCAGCGTCCAACACGACGGCCGGCATCGCGACGTTCATCCGCGAGGACGACGGCGGGTTCACCATCGAGGCCGGTGTCGTCTCGATCGCGCCGACCACGCCGGCGAAGGCCCTCCACACGCGCACGCGGATGGGGCACTACATCGCTCGATCGATCAAGCAGTCGCTCCGGTCGTCGGTCGACGCGCCGAACGTGCCGCTCAACCAGCAGGACTGCGTAGACGCCGTGACGGCCTTCATGGAGACCCTGAAGGGCAACGCGAGCCGCGACCCGAACAACACGCCGCACATCATCGACTACGCGATCGGCGATCTCGACGCGAACAACCCGCAGGCCGAGATCGACGCGGGCGACTTCCAGCTGCCGCTCGACGTGAAGACGAGCAGTGGCATGTCTCGCATCTTCCTGAACTTCAACTACGGCGAGACCGTCCAGATCACGGCGACCTGATCGGACCCTGAAGGAGCACGCGCATGCCCGCTGCAACGAATCTCAAGGCCCCGATGACGGGGAAGAACGGTCGCCTGATCGTCTTCCAGGACCGCACGAAGCGGATCGTCGACTTCAAGACCTGGACGATGAAGCCGAACGTCACGAAGCACAACGACGGCATCAACGGCGACGAGGCCGACGAGCTCGACTTCACGTTCAACTTCTGGGAGATCGCTGCCCAGGTCTTCATGCGCGACGGCGACATCGTTCGCGCGTACCTCGAGGCGCTCGCGAACCGTCAGGCGAACACCGCGCCGCTCGACCAGCAGGCCGGCGTGCGCTTTTACCCGAACGACGGGACGCGCGAGAGTTTCGTGCTCGTCGGACTCGTCTGGGACGACTTCGACCTGAACCAGGGCGGTCGCTCGGACAAGATGATGGTGGGCATCAACATGCGCTGCCGGAAGGTCCAGGAAGCGAAGGCGTTCTGATGTCGACGCTCAAGCAGATCGTCCTCAGCGCCAAGTCGTGCTCGGGGCGCGGCGTGCGCATCCAGATGCTCTCGCTCGAGCAGCGCGGCGCCGTCCTCGAGGCCGCGGCCAAGGAGGTCGGCGCCGAGGCGACGATGCTCCAGTTCCGCATCCGCGAAGGCGCGGCCGGCACGGCAGCGATGGTCGTCGAGGTCACCGAGAAGGCCGGCTTCAAGTCGGCCGCCGAGCTCATCGAGGCCGGCGACGGCGCGAAGTGGAAGAAGGTCGGCGCCCAGGAGCTCGCCGAGCACCCCGAGAAGTACTTCAACGCGAAGGACCAGGCGGCGCTGCTGAGCCTCTTCCGCGCGCTCCACGACGTCGACGACAAGGAGATCGACAGCATCCTGGGGGAAGCCCAGGACGTCACCGTGGACTGAGCGGCGCGTACTGGAGGCGCGTCGCCGACCGGTGGCGTCGGGTGGCGTTCATCTGCCGCTACGGGCACCAGGACGTGTACCGCGTCCTCGGGCGTGACCCGGAGAAGGCGCCGCTCACACCGCTCGAGCTGCGCCTCTTCGAGATCGCGCTGTTCGACCATGTGCAGTCGGAGTTCACCCCTCGCGCGGAGCGGGCGGTCTTCACGGGCCACCCGGGCAACGAGTAATGCGAGACCCGAACGCGCAGGTGCCGTCGCCCGACGAGATCATCGGGCCGGGGATCGACAAGCTCGTCGAGCTCCGCCCCGGCACGCTCCGGCACATCAACTACGGCCGCGGCGTCTACTCGCACATCTTCGCGGGGTGGCGCGCGCAGGCCGCGCTCATGGTGCGGCGGCTCGCCGACTACGCGAAGAACGGCCGACTCGCGTTCGCGGGTGGCGACGCTCTCAAGATCCTCACCGGTAGCGAGTTCGACACGCTGTCGGACCTGGCCCCCGCCTCGGCGGTGGGCCAGGTCGTGCTGACGCGAGGTGGGGGGCGCGACGGTGGCACGATCCGCAAGGGCGCGCGCTTTCGGCGTCCGGCGGACACGTCCTCGCAGCGTCTCTACGCCGACGCGGCCTACCAGTGCGCGGTCGACACGTTCGTCGCGCAGGGGGCGACGTCGGCGACGGTGCCGCTCGTCGCGGCGCGCGCAGGCACGTTCGCAAACCGGCCGTCGACGGGAGCGACGCAGACGGAGCTCGAGATCGCCGACGACATCTTCGACCGGACGGCCTGGACGGTCGCCTCGTACGAGATGGGTGGCGGCTCGGACGGGGGGACCGACGACGACATCCGGCAGTACGCGCGCGCGTACGCGCAGGGGCAGTACGGCCCGGTGGCGCGTGCGGCGGTGGCCGGCGCGTTCCGGGCGGGCGCGAAGCACGTCATCGCGATCGATGACGTCACCACCGCGGCGCTCCAGCTCTACATCGCTGACGCGTCATGGGCCGGCTCGACGCGCTGGGCGCAGAGCGTTCGGCAGAGCCTCCGGGATGCGAAGCTGACCGGGTTCGGCTGCAAGGTCCTCGTCACCTTCGCCACGAACGAGATCATCGGCGTCGAGGCCGTGTGCAAGGTTCGCAGCCCGGCGTACCTCGCCGAGACGACAGCGATCGACGCGTCGATCCAAGCGGCCGTGCGCAAGTACTTCGACGGCCGCCTGGACTGGAACAACTGGAAGCTCTCGGCGCTGCGCGGAGTCATCTCACGCGCCGATCGGCGACTCCTCGCGTGCACGAGCGTGACCGTGAAGACCCCCGCAGGTGTCACGGTCCCCGAGCCGACGGCGGCCGCGGCGAAGCACTACCTGCTCGTCAACGACAGCGTGCGCGTGACCTATCAGTCGCCGACCTGAGAGAACCATGGCTGACCTCGTCTACAAGCTCGTCGTCGACATGTCGACGAAGGGGTCGCTCACCCCTGCGCTCGAGAAGGTCGGCAAGAGCGGCGGCGACATCGGCGCGGCGATGTCGAAGGTGAAGGAGGCCGCGAGCAGCGTGGCCGGGTCCTTGTCCGGCGCGTTCACCAGCGCCGTCGAGGGCGCCGCCGAGCTCGCGGCCGGGCTCGCGAAGGTCGGCGCGGTCGCCGCCGGCGGCGCAGTCGCCTACGGCGTCGCGAAGCTGAACAACGAGCTCGAGCAGACGAAGATCTCCCTCGGGGCGATCCTCAACGCCCAGGGCATGTCGAACGGCATGACCGACGCGATGGGCAAGTCGTCGGACATCGTCAAGGAGATGAGGAAGGACGCCGCCGCGCTTCCCGGCGAGTTCAAGGATCTCCTCAACTTCTTCAAGCTCGGCGCGACTCCTGGCTTCCAGGCCGGCGCGGACATCCGCGGGATGGAGAGCCTGAGCGCGAACGCGATGGCGGCGGCGGCCGCCACGGGCGTGAACATGGACCAGGCCGCGCGCGAGTTCGCGCAGCTGCTCCAGGGGCACGCCGGCGGGCACAATGTCTTCGGCCAGATGCTCGGCCTGTCGGGCGACAAGGCGAAGAAATTCAACGCCATGACGGGCGCCGATCGACTGAAGGCGCTCGAGGGCGAGCTCGGGAAGTTCGCGCCGGCGATCGACGTCTTCTCGTCGTCGTTCAATGCGCTGTCGTCGACGATGATCGACAACGCGAAGAGCGTCCTCCAGCGCGCCACGATGCCGGTCTTCGAGCGCGTCAAGGTCGTGCTCGGTCAGGCGAACACCTGGTTCGACGCGAACCAGACGAAGGTGGGTTCGTTCGTCGACAAGGTCGGCGAGAAGCTGGTGTACGCGTTCGAGGTCGGTCGCATTCAGATCGAGGCATGGTTCCCGGCCATCAAGACGTTCGCCGAGGGGGCCTACAACGAGATCGCGGGCATCTGGCATCGCGTAGCTCCGCTCGTCGAGAAGGTCGGCGGCCTCATCCGCAGCGAGATCTCCAGCCCCGACGTGTTCAAGCACCTCGGAGGCGTCGGAGCTGCGTACGCTGGCGTGAAGGCTATCGGCGCCGTGGCGCCGATGGCGAGCGGGGCGGCGGACATGCTCGGGGTGGGGATGCTGGGGCCGGCGGCTGTCGTGGCGGCGATCGGGCTCGCGCAGGTCGCGTCGGTGCTGCACGTGCTGGCGGACGACACGTCGATCTTCCACTCGACGGCGGTGGCCTCGGCCGAGCAGTCGAAGTCGAACCTGGCGGGCATCGCCGACAGCATGGGCAAGGTCTGGGAGAAGGTCGGCCCGCTCGTCGCGCGCGCCGCGGACGCCTTCGGCACGCTCTTCCTCACCGAGTTCGAGATTTTCACCACGCTCGTCGGCAAGGTCGCCGGGCTCTGGGTGGAGGCTGGCAAGGCGGCCGACTTCCTCGTCGAGCGCGTCGACAGCATGGTCAAGTCGCTGTCGGGAGGCGCGCTCACCGTTCGTGGGCTGCTCGATGCGGATCCGCCCGAAGGCGGAGCCGCGCGACGACACGAGACGAAGGAGCTCCTGCGCGCGGTGCGCGACGAGAGCGGTTCGCCGTCGTCGTCGTCCAACAGCGCAAAGCAGGTTCACGGCGGCGGCGGGACGTCGATTCAGAAGGTGGAGATCGTCGTGTCGTCGAACCAGGACCCGTCGCGCATCGCGCGTGCGGTCCGCGACGAGCTCTCGAGCGTGGGGCGCAACCCGACGTCGAGCCGCTTCGTGCGCAACTGGGGATCTACGAGGCCGTGAGCCGTGGCGACCAAGGATTGGACGTTTCAGCAGCTCGGCGGCGAGCGGAAGACCCTCGCGCTCGCGGGGAGATCCGCGCCGCACGGGAGACCGAGGAAGAACCCGGTCGTCTCGGACGGCATCAAGCTCCGTCTCCAGCGCGTCTACTATCCGGACGCGATCGCGCCGCCGACGACGCACATCTTCGGCATCGCGTACGAGCCCTGGGAGCTGAAGGGCCGATTCGCTGACGCACATCTCGGGGCGGGCGGCACCAAGGCGGCGATCGCGGCCTGGCAGGCGTTCGTGGCCGATGCGCAAGAGTGCCTGATTACGTGGGGGGACATCCTCACGGGGCGCGGCCTCGTCACCAAGTTCAAGCCGGGGCGTGAGAGTGAGTCCGAGTCGAGCTACGAGCTCGAGGTCGAGATCGACGAGCAGCTCGGTGTGCTCGGTCAGCGCCCCGGGGCCACCGCAGAGCAGGGGCCCACGCAGCTCTGCGAGGCCCTGCAACTCGAGCTGCTCGAGGGGGTGGGGCGAATTCCGTCGCTCCCGAACGCCGGGGACCTGAAGCCGTCCTTCCTCGACGGTCTCGACGGCCTGGTGAGCAACGTCAACACGTTCTCGGCGAGCCTCGTGCGCGTGGCTGGCGAGATCGACGCCTTTGCCAGCGGTACCATCGACCAGCTCGAGCGGCTGCGCGCGGGCGTGTCTCAGGTGCGCACGTCGCTGAACAAGATCCGCGGAACCATCGAGACCACGGAGAACGACGCAGCGATGCTGGCGCGCTCCGCGAGCATCGAGGCCCTATGGTTCGCTTCGCGGGCCGACCTCGACGTGAGCACGCTCCGCGCGCTCGCGCTGCTCGACGAGATCGACCGCCAGGCCGAGATCGCGCAACGTGGGCGAGTCCTCACGGTGTACGTCGCGAGGACGGGCGACACCTGGGAGAGCATCGCGCGGCAGTTCTACGGGGGCCCGCAGAGCGCGGGGAAGATCCGCGACGCCAACGGCGTCCGCTACGGCGAGCTTCCCGTCGGCGGTCGGAGCTACCAGATCCCGGACGTCCAGTGAGCCATGGCCAAGTACTACCGCCCGCGGATGGCCTGCCAGCTGCACGTTCCCGTGTTCGGGGGTGGGGCTGAGGAGACGGTCACGCTGCCGATCCGCGTGCGGCGCGCCGAGCTCGAGCTGAACGATCACAACCACGCCGACACGCTGTCCATCTCCGCGGAGTGGCGCGACGCCGGCGTCGACCCGCGGCTCCTCAAGAACGCCACGTGCGAGTTCTGGATGGGAGACGCGGGGGAGAGCGGGCGGTTCCAGACGGCGGACGAGAACCTTCGGTTCCTCGGCGTCATGCAGAAGCCGAAGCGCGTGGCGAAGGAGGGCTCGGGCTTCCAGGTGGAGCTCGAGTTCCACGACTACACGGCGTTCTTCCTCGACCAGAAGCCGTTCCCCACGGCGGGGGTGCCGATCTACTCCGACACGCTGGCCGACGCGTGGAGGCAGATCTGCGACCACACGGGTCCGCTCGACGAAGAGGGCAAGATCCGGTCTTCGGTGGAGATCCTGCGCGACGCGATCGTGTTCCAGGGTGGCGCGCGTAGCGACGTCGCGCTGGGCTCGGCGGTGGCGTCGCGGTTCGGGACGTTCGACCGCGTGCCGGTGAAGCCGCAGAGCGACGCGTGGGCGGTGTGGCAGCAATGCGTCGGAATGATGGGGCTCATCAGCTTCATCGACCGCGACAAGTGCATCGTCACCACGTCGACGGAGTACTACACGGCGGCCACGGCCCCGAAGATGATCTGGGGGAAGAACATCCTCGACGCCGAGGAGACGGCGAACGCCAAGTTCAGCGACAAGGGCGTTGCCCTCACGAGCTTCGATCCGGTGAGCGGCACGACCTACGAGGCGTTCTACCCGCCTCCGGGCGACGACCGCATCGTTCGCAAGCGCGTCGCGGCGGGGAAGAAGCGGACGAAGGCGCCCGCGTTTCCGAGCGAGCGCTACGACTTCTACGAGTACCACGGGGTCACCGACCTCGACCGGCTTTTCGAGATCGCGCAACGCGTGTGGGACGAGCGGTCGAAGCAGGAGCTCGAGGGGAAGATTCGCACCTCGGAGATGTTCGTCGACGGCGTCGACGGCGCGTCGATCGACCTGCTCTCGCTGCGCAGCGGCGACGCGGTGCGGGTCGAGATCGACGCGCACGACCGAGAAACCCTGGCGTCTCTCGGGTCGGAGGACAAGGCTCGCGACTACCTGATGGCGCGCGGCTACACGCCGGAGGCGGCCACGCTCATCATCGCGAACATGGGGCGAGTCGCGAAGCTCGACGCCACGTTCCATGCGACGAAGGTGCGCATCGCGCTCGAGGCGGACGGCGACAGCGGCAAGTTCGACGTCGACATCTCGTACCACAACAAGATCCGGTTCGAATGAACGGCCACGAAGACGATCTGACGGGCGCGGCGAAGGACTACGCGCACCCGGCGTGCCTCGTCGGGACGGTGGGGTGGGACGGGCGCGAGGAGCACGCCGAGCTCGGCACGGACGACAACGACGGCCACACGCTGGTGTGCGTCACGCTCTACGAGGGCAAGACACCGGGCGTCGAGACGAAGGTCGGCGTCGCGCAGGGCTACCAGATCCGCTGCCACATCTCGGCGTTGACGGGCATCCGCGTGCCGCCGAAGGGGACGCGCGTGTACGTGCTCTTTCCGCACGGGATGACGCAGGTTCCCGGCGCGGGTGTCATCGTCGCGACGATCGAGAAGACGGCGTCACGCGACCAGTTCACGACGGATCGGGTCGTGATTGACTACGGGGCGGACACGCACTTGGTCATCAAGGGCAAGTCGGTATCCCTGAGCGACCACGCGAACCGGTTCATGACGGTGGGGTCGCCGCGGTCGGGCGGCGCGGCGGGGCTGACGTTCCAGGCGGAGGACGGCAGCGGCGGCGTCATCCAGACGGGCGTGGTGTCGTGGTTCGTCGCGGCTGGCGGCGAGGCGCAGACGATCTTGCAGATGACGACCTCGAAGGTCGAGTGCATGTGCAAGGGCGGCGGGATGTGGAAAGTGGACGCGTCGGGGTACTACTGCCTCGGCACGTCGGCGACGGTGGCCGGCGGCGCGGTGTACCTCGGCGCGGTACCGACGGTGGTGACGGGCGCGTGCTATGGCCCGAACATCGCGGCGGGGCTGACGTCCACGAGCGTCTTCATTTCTCCGTGAGGTGAACCATGCCGACGAAGTGCAGCTTTCCTGCGTTCTCGTTCTCGTTCTCGCTGCCGGCGTTCCCGGGGTTCTCGCTGCCGAGCCTCCCGGTGTTCACGTTGGCGTTCTCGCTGCCGTGCCCGCTCGACTGAGCGTCAGCGCGGTCGGATGAACTGCACCGAGTCGAACGTCTCGCTGCCGAGGGGGCCGCACCACACGACGGCCTCGTTCGCGCGCAGGAGCACGGGCGCCTGCGTGTGCTCGAACACGCCGGGCCCGACCGTGGCCTTCAGGTTGCCCTTCGGCGAGTAATGCCCGACGGCACGCAGCGCGCTCAGGTCGACGATGGTCGCGCCGATGTAGGAGTGCGAGGCGAACTGGTACTGCGTGTTTCCGATCATTCCGACCTTGTCGCACGGCTCGGTGACGACGTCGGGCGGCAGCGTCTCCGCCTTCGCGTCCTTCACCGGCGCGGTGACGGAATCCGCGACGGCGTCGAGAAACGCATCAAGCCCCGCATCGGGCGAGCTGCCGACCTGGTCCGATGCGCTGCACGCCGCCATGGCGACGTAGAGCGCTGCGCCCGCACCGAGCGTGCGAGCGATGTGTGCAATCCGCATGTGAAGCCTCCTCTTAACCTCTCATCGAAACCACGTTCCGCGCGCGGCGCAACCCACAAGCATGGCCATCGAGCTCACCGGCATCGTCGTGAAGCACGAACGGCGCCTGCGCCTCGTGTTCTCGAACACGTTGGCCGCGGGCGCCTTCGGTAGCCCTGCGCCGGCGTTCTACGTCGTCGAGAACCAGGACGGGCGTGGGCTCAGCCCTGGCGTCTCGGCGGCGATCGTCGTCTCCGGCGCCGCATCGAACGTGGAGCTCGCGCTCGACCAGGACCTCGTCGCTGGGGCGCTCTACCGCATCGCTGCCATCGCCGTGCCTGCTACGGACCTCTCCGTCAGCACCGCGGCCTCCGACGCGACGTTCCGCGTGGGGGTGGCCGCGACTCCTCTGGCGGTCGAGGCGAAGGTCACGGACGCGGACCTGCTCCTCTACGGCCGCGACTGCGTGTTCTCCGGTACGGACTACATCGAGACCGCCGAGGCCGACCTGGCGACCATCGGCGGCGCCGCAAACGCCTGCGCGGCCATCCGGAGGCGCCTGACGGGCTCTCCGCTGCCCTGGGCGCCGGATTACAGCCCGCGCGCGCGGTCCTTCGTCGACGCGCCCATCGCCTCGATCGGCGGCCTGCGCGGGCGCCTGGAGGCCCAGGCGATGCGTGACGACCGTGTGCGTCGCTGCGAGGCGAAGCTCGTCATCGACGACACGACACCCACCGACTCCTACTTCGACGTGACGACGACTCTCATCGGCGGTCGGGCCCCCGAGGGCGAAACCGTCGAGGTCCCTCTCGATTGACCTGACCGATGCCCACCGTCATCCAGGAGCCCACGCTCACCGAGCTCGTCCGGGCGTTCCACGACGGCGTCCGCGCGCAGCGCGACCGGTACGCCGACGGGCACGAGGGGTCGGTCTACGATCACTTCGCGGGCGTCGGGGCGATCCACTGGTCACGGCAGGCCCGTCGCGACACGGACATGTTCCGCGCGGTCTACTTCGCGACGGCGGAGGGGACCGAGCTCACGAACCTCCTGGCGGACCGCTACGCCTTCGCTCGCGTCCCCGAGGCCTACGGCACGGGGACGGCACGCCTCTCTCGCACGTCCACCGCCGCGGGGAGCGGTACCGTGTGGAAGGGGACGCGCATCGCGCTCACCGGCGATCTCGTCGAGCAGAAGCTCTACGTCGTCACCGAGGACAAACCGGTGGGGGCGACGGATACGACGGTCGATGTCTCCGTACGCGCAGAGAGGCCTGGGCCTGGCACCGCTGTCGAGTTCGGCGCGAGCTCAACGCTGCGCGCTCGTGTCGATGACCCTCTCTGGGACACGACGTGGACCGTCGCGACCATCACGTGCGCCGACGGCACGGCCTTCGAGACCGCCGCGGATGCGCGCGCACGCCTGCTCGACGAGCGGAGCGACGATCGCGTCGGGTTCGTCGAGGCCATCATCGACGCGTGCAAGGCTGCCGGCGCGGCGAACGCGGTGGCGTTCCCGAGCGACTACGGCGGCGACTCCGAGGACCACGGGCTCAACATGGTCTACGTCGGCGACGCCGGCTTCTCGGGGACGGCCGCGCTCGTGCGCGCCGTGCAGCGCGAGCTCGAGGCGTTCCGCGTGCTCGGAGACAACCTCCAGGTGCGTGCGCTCGCGCGCCAGGACCTCGTTCTGGAGGTGGCCGTGCAGCTCTGGGACACGCCATCGCGCGTGAACCAGGAAGGCCTTCGCGCTCTGCTGAAGGGCGTCTTGCTCGGCTACTTCGACGGTTCCACGGGCGGCTTCAGCTACAACCGCGACGCGATGGTCGGCGCGATGATGAAGGCCTCGCCCGACGTGCAGTACGCGACCTTCGCGACGCCCGCGACCGATGCGGGCGTGCTCTCTACCGTCAACGGCCTCCTGAATTTCCCGTCGTCGCTGCCGCGCTACCGCGTCGCCGAAGACGACGTGACGATCACCTTCGTCGCCCCCGAGTAGGAGCTTCGCGATGCCTACTCTTCCGATTCTCGGGCCGACGCCCCTCGACGGCGGGACTCTGCCCGTGGCGTCGTCCACCGACGTCCTCGCGGTCTTCCCCGCGGAGGTGCGCAAGAGCGCCACGGCACCGGTGCGCGATGCGCTCACGGCGGCCTTCACGGAGATCCAGCGCACCTACCAGCGCCGCGCGCGACGTGCGGCTGCGCTGTCGGACGTGCTCCGCTCGACGGGAACACACCTCGACGGGCTGATGGCGGACCACGACGTTCACCGCCAGCCGGGTGAGAGCGACGAGGCGCTTCGTCTGAGGGGACTCGGCATCCCCGACATGGTGACGCCCGACGCGCTGCTCGCCGCCGTCAACTCGATCCTCGGCCCCTACACGGCGAAGGTCGCGAAGTACTTCGAGAGCGAAGCCGACCAGCTCTTCGTCACGGACGGAAGCGCGACGTTCGACTCGTTCGTCTACGACGACACCGCGGCCGCGTCACCGCACTACCCCGATCGGCTCTACGTCGACGACTCGGTCGAGAACGAAGGCGACATCATCGCGGGGCGCGAGGTGCTCGGCGCGTGGGTGTTCGCGGACGAGATGGGGCGCTACTTCGTGCTCCGCATTCCGCCGCTCGAGGCGGTCGACGACGACGGCTCGTACGTGGTGGACGCGGCGGTTACGGACGCGGAAGACGCGATGATGTTCATCGCCGACGGCTCCGACACCTCCGGTGCCGAGAGCGACGGCAGCGTCACGAGCTTCGTGTTCACCGACCAGGTCCTGTCCGACGAGCTCTACGCGGCCATCGTCAGCGCCGTCGAGCTCCTCAAGGGACAGGGCATCCGCTGGCAGGCCTACGTCGATCCGCTTCTCTGACCCCGAGCTGAGAGAGAGACCCCCGTGGAAGAACGATTCCAGCTCCTGAACAACGGCCAGTCGGTACTTCAGGCCGATTTCAACACGCTCGGCGAGGTCTCCGGCCTGGCCGACGACCGGCTGCTCGCCGAGCTGTTCCGGCTCCAGCCCTACGACGGCGCGACCGTGCGCCGGGCTATCCTGCCGTACCGCCACGAGGGTAGCGGCGCGACCGGGCTCGTGACGACGAACGGTGCGAGCGGCTCGGTGCTCGTCAACCCGTTCCGCGCGATGATCGGGAGCCGCACGGCGGTCGCGACGAACGCGAAGAAGAACTGGCGCGACATCCGCAGCGCCATCGGCGTCGGCTCGACGACGCTGGGGCAGTCGGTGTCGCTGACCGCGAACGCCTCGGGCAATCCGCGGTGGGACCTGGTCTGGGCGGCGGTCGCCATCGACGCCAATTCGGCGTCGGTCACCCGCAAGGTGAAGGACCCGACCACCAAGGTCATCACGAGCTCGAGCGTCGTCACCACGCTCGTGACGACGGTGACGCTCGGCTCGACGGCCGGGACGCCCGCGGCGTCGCCCGCCTGGCCTGCGGTGCCGGCGGACAGCGGCAGCACGTACTACGTCCCGCTCGCATACGTGCGCGTGCCGAACGGCTTCGGCGCAGGCAGCACGGTCGCGGCGACGGACATCGCCACGGTCGCGCCGGTGCTCGGGATGCCGGGCTCCGGTGGCGTTCAGGTCGCCGACCAGAGCTACGTGTCCGGCTCCGCGACGCTCACGGCGGCGCAGATCCAGACCTGGGGGTCGACGGGCACGCGGCCCCAGATGTTCATGCCATCGACGATGATCGGCGCGGCGTCGCTCCTCGTGCCGTTGAACCTGACGTCGCCGAGCCACGCGAACGGCGACACCATCGACTCGCGTGACTGGCGCAACCGCATCTCGCGGTTCATCGTGCAGGTCGGCAACGCGGGGACGCAGTACTTCCCGTGGCAGAACAACGCGGCCGTGATGCCGAACGCGGAGCCCGTCGACATCACTGGAGTGACGAGCAACGCTGTGCTGTGCGGCGTGGGCCAATCGTTCGTCAACGACTCCCTCTTCAGCAAGAAGATGGTCGCCTACGCCAACGGTTCTCTCATCGAGACGATGGCCGACGGTACGTACGTCGGGCTCTACGTCGACACCGCCGACAGCGGCAAGCTCAAGGTCTACATCACCGGCTCGCCAGCCTGCCTGCTCTTCTTCTGGATCGACTTCTCGGCCCCCTTCGAGAATCCGTTCTGATGACGCAGCGTAACCCCTCCAAGATCACGACCGATCTGGCAGTCGACGACGCGCTCGTGCAGGACGCGAGCTTCGAGCTCGACGCCGACGATCGGCAGTACCTCGACAACCAGATCCGGGGCGGCCAGCAGCACCTCGTCGACATGCTCATCCGCGGCGTGCACGCCACCTACGTGCGCCTGTCGGGAAGCAGCGCCAACGTCGTCGCCGGCGACACCGTGTGCCTCGCGTCCGCGGCGAACGTGACCGAGCCCACGGTCACCAAGTGCACGAGCGGCGCGCTCACGAACGCGCCTGCCGCGGTCGGAGTGGTTCTTCGGGCAGGCTCGGCCGGAGCATGGATCCTCGTCGCGTTCGGCGGTGTCGTGCCTCCGACGGTCACGGGGCTCGCCGCGGGGGCCCCCGGGTACGTTCGCGTAAACACGGCCACGTCGCAGTGCGAGCGCGTGGCATCGCTCGCGACGAGCGACTACGGCATCGGCACCGTCGACAACGCGGGCTGGCTGCTCGTGTCGCAGTATCTCGCGCTCGGGAGCTCGAGCCCGCTCGTTAGCGGTTCGCTGAACAACAACAGCACGGGCACCGTCAACGACGTCAGCACGGCCAGCGTCGGCGCTGTCAGGTTCACGCATGCGAGCGGGGCGACCGTGACGGGGTTCGCCGACGGCTCGGCGAACAAGCTGCTCGTCGTCTACGCCGCCGGCGGAGCTGACGTCACGATCAACCACGAGGATGCGGGGAGCGTCGCGGCAAACAGGATCATCACGTACCTCGGAGGCGCACGGACGATCTACTCCGGAACCTTCGGGCTCTTCAGCTACGACGCGACGTCGTCGCGTTGGCGTATGGGGTATGCCTGATGAGCGACCACGACACGAAGGAAGTCGGCCAGCTCGCGACCATCCGCAGCCTGCTCGAGCGGCAGGCGGCCAAGGCCGACGCGCTCGAGGCGAAGGCCGACGCGCACCGCGCGGAAGGCGCACGCCGCGGCGAGGAGAGCACCGCGAAGTTCAAGTCGCTCGAGAGCGCCGTCGAGGCCGTGAAGGTCGAGACCCAGCGCCTGAACATGCGCATGACGGAGGCCGAGAAGGACATCCGCGGCCTGCGCGACGGCGACGTGGATCTGCGGCGCACACAGAGCGACTCGGACCTGTCGCACCAGGCCGCGCTCGGCGGCGCCATCGCGCATGTGCGCACGCTCGGCGAGTCGCTCGAGGCCATCCGCGTCAACGACGAGAAGCAGAACCGCGTCCACCGCGCGATCTGCTTGGAGCTCGGCCTCGACTACGAGGCGATCTCCGCCAGCGACGAGCCGACCTCGAAGAACGCGCTCAAGAAGACGACGCTCCACGCTCTCGCGCGCGAGAACAAGGCGTCGACGCTGTCCTCCGCCCTCGCGTTCCTGATCGTCGTCATCCAGCTCGCCATGCACCTGCTCGGCGTCAAGCACTGACCCAGGGAGCCCCCAATGAACCAGCTCATGTGGATCGCGACGGCCGCCGTCGTGATCGTCGGCATCGTCCGCGCGCTCAAGTCCGACGGCATGACCGTCGCCCTCGCGAACCTCGGCCTGCCCCCGATCCCGAAGCGCGCCCTCCCGTGGGTGGCGCTGTTCTTCGGCGCGGCGTCCGCGGTGCTCGACGCGAAGGTCGTCGGCACGTCGTGGGAGGAGGCCGCGGCCTCCGGCGTGCTCGCCGCCGCGACGGCCGTGCTCGGCCACGACCTCGGCAAGACCGTGCCGGGGGTTCGCAAGGTCCTCGGCGCTCTGCTCTTCGTCGGCGTCGCCTCGAGCGTGACGGCGTGCACACCGCAGGCGCGCTGGGCGCTCGCCGAGCTCCTCGCGAAGAAGATCGCGTGCGGCGTGGCCCACCAGGACCTGCCGAACGACGACATCATCAAGCTCTGCGCGCTCGAGCCGGGCGACATCCCGAAGGTCCTCGAGGTCGTCGGCAAGTCGCGCGCGGCGGGAGCCCAGCACGCGGCCGATGCTGCGGCGCGCGCGGGTGCCGCGAAGTGCGTGGCGCCTTAGACGAACGGCGTGCGCTCGACGCGGCACCGAAGCCGCGAAAGGCGGGACATCATGGAACGAGCGTTCAAGATCGGTTGTAGGGTCGTGTTCTTCGACAGCCTGCGACAGCCTCACGAGGCGATCGTCACCAACTGGTTCCACGGGGGACCGGATGGGCAGACGGTCGAGGAGTATCTCTCCAAGTACGATCCCGAGCGGCGCAACGCTGCTTGGCTCCCGTGCTGCAACGTCGTGTGGGCATCGTCGGACCCGTCGAAGTCCGATCCCTACGGCCGACAGCTCGAACGCCAGACCTCGTGCTCGTACGGCAGGAGCCAGGGCATGACGCCGTTCATCGGCATGTGCTGGTGCTGGCCTGACGAGCTCGAAGAGGCGACGGAGCTTGCGGCCAAGGCGTACGCCGAGGCCGTCGCGAAGTAGCCGTCCAAGGACCAGGCGGAACCGACGAGGGACCGCAAGCCTGGTTTCGATGTCGCGTCGAGCGCACGCCGGCGCCGTGATCGAGTCGCGGAGGATGCCCCTCGCTCTCGGGAGCCGGAGCTCCCGGCCGGTGTCGATCCGGCTACCCGCGACGACGTGATTTCTACCACCAACGCGGAGCACTGCTATGCGCGGCCTCGGCCACATCCCCGACCTCGACGAGGACGTCGCCGAGGACCTGCGCGAGCGTCACGTGGGGAGCCTCGTCGGCTCCCGCGTGGGCGCGCTGCCCAACGCCGTCGACTACTCCGGCCACCTCGACTGGATCCAGGACCAGGGCCCCTCGAACAGCTGCGTCGGGCAGGCCCTCTCGACCTCGGTCTACGTGCGCGCGGCGCTCACGGGGATCCTCGTGAGCCGGCCGAGCGCCAAGGCGATCTACGACGTCGCGCGGCTCGTCGACTCTCCGAACGTCCTCGTCGACGACGGCTGCCGGCCGCGCGCGGCGATCCTCGGGGCGCAGGAGTATGGCTTCGTCGCCGAGGAGCGCTGGCCGCTCACCGCCTCGAACGTCAACGTCCCCCCCCCGCTCGACGTCTTCCGCGCCGGCGTGGGCGCGATGCTCGCGGCGTACTACCGGGTCGGCGACGGCGGCGTGGCGACGCTGCTGCGCGTGGCGCTCTCGAAGGGGTTCATTCCCATCTTCGCGATGGACGTCGACCAGGCGTACCTCGACTACGGGGGCGCCGACGTCTACAGCGCGCTCACTGGTCCGCGGCTCGGCTCACACATGCAGGCGCTCCTCGGGTACGGACCCGGCTACTTCCTCGCGGCGAATAGCTGGGGCTCGGGCTGGGGCGCCGGCGGCTACGTGCTCATCGCGCCCGAGCTCTTCGAGACGCGCGCCGTGCGCGACGTGCTCGTCCCCACCGTCATCCCCACCAAGGTGCTCTGATGGATCTGTCCAAGGTCGGCCTGGCGCTCCTCCTCGGCGGCGCGCTCGCGTTCGTGTGCTTCGTGATCCTGGTGCTCACCGGCTGCCCGCTGCCGGCGCACGTGCCGCCGTGCACGGGCACCGAAGCGTGGCCGGACCCGTGTGCGGGCGCCGTGCGTGATGCCGGGGTCGACGCATGGCTCTGAGGCGCGCCCTCGCGCTCTTCCTCGTGCTCGCGGCGTGCACGCCCGCGGCCGCGCCGATTGACTGGCCGTCCTCGCCCGAGGGCGCATGCAATCACCTCGAGGAGCTCGGCTGCCCCGAGGCGAAGCCCGCGGCCGACGGCTCCACGTGTCCGATGGTCGTGCGCCGCGCGCAGCGTCTCGTCGACATGAAGCTCGCGTGCATCACGGCCGCGGCCGACGTCGACGCGCTTCGCGCGTGCGGAACGGTTCGCTGTCGCGACTGAGCCTCCACAGACCATCGCGCGCTCACCCCGCGCATCACCGCCCGCGCAGCGACGCGCGGCGGAAGGGACACGTCCATGTCGAAGACCAACACGTTCGAGAACGACCTCCTCCTCCTCATCTTCAACAACACGGACATCGCCCTGATCGGCGACGCCGCGGGCCTGCAGAACAGCGCGGCCGCGGGCTCGCTCTACGTCTCGCTGCACACTTCCGATCCGACCGAGGCCGGCAGCCAGACCACCAACGAGACGTCGTACACGAACTACGCGCGCGTCGCGGTCGCGCGCTCGGGCGCCGGCTGGACCGTCTCCAGCAACGCCGTCAGCAACGCGGCGGCGATCAACTTCGCGGCGTGCGGCGTGACCGGCGCCACGATCACGCACTTCGGCGTCGGCACTGACGCGAGCGGCGCCGGCAAGCTCCTCTACAAGGGCGCGCTCACGGCGTCGCTCGCGGTCTCGGCGGGCATCACGCCGAGCTTTGCCATCGGCGAGCTCGACATCACGGAGGACTGAGTCCGGAGCACGCGCTAGAGAACCCGGACACAGTTTCTAAAACCTAGACTCGCCGAAAGACCACCAACATGGCTATTGCATCAATCGCTATCCGCAGCTCCGTCGTCACCATCAACCAAGCCCAGTGGCAATTGCTCGCGGCTGCTGCCGTCAAGTGCCGCATCCTCGAGCTAAGCGTTGTCACCTCCTCGGCTACGGCTCAGTCCCTTTCGTGGGGGCGCCCGGCCGCCAACGCAGTTACGCCGGCCACTACGCTTACGTTTCAACGCGACGACTCGGCCGATCCTGCGTGCGTTACCACGGTTTCATCGACCTACGGAACGAGCCCGACGAATCCATCCGTACCGCATCGTCGGTGGAACGGCGCAGCGACGATCGGCGTGGGTGTCGTGTTCACTTTCCCGCGAGGGATCGTCATCCCGGTGAGCGGGACATTCACGTGTGCCAACATCACGACGGGCATCGCCTCTGACCATAACATCGTGATCGACGAATGAGCCGCGCACCCCTTCCGCCCGGGATGCTTGTCCCCGAGCAACCGTTGGACGTAGTCGCATGGGTCACCGTGCGACTTCACACGAACGGCATGCTCTCCACGCAAGGCACCATCGGTGACAAGGCTATGGCCATGCACCTCCTCGACCAAGCCAAAGACGCTTTGCGTGGTCAACCCGACGCGCGCCGCGTCATCGTTCCGAACCGAGACGTTGGCGTAATGCCCTCGCTTCCCACGCGGGACCTCGGGGATATGGAACCAGACGAACGGGGCGAGCCATGACGAGCTTCCTGGTCACGACTAGTGCCTCCACGCCCGGCTGGACGTACCATTTACGCGACGATCAGTCCCTCTGCGCCGAATGGTCGGCGAACGGCGATCTGTACCTCCCCAGGTTATGGGACAACATACCTGATGACGATTACCTTTTTTATGCGTTCTTCGAGAACGAGTGGTGGCCGTCACGGTCTGGCATGGTGGGTGGAGAGGGCGCGGTTGGCGGCGAACGGTGGTGGGGACACCCGAACACGCGTTCGGGATGTAACGCACGCCTTGGAATTACCGGTATCACTCGAGACCAGTACGGTTCGCCGCTCGGGTTCTGCACGGTGAAGATGTTCCTGACGTCGAACGACGGGCTGGTCTCCTCCGTGGTCAGTGACGGTAACGGCGTCTACCTCATCACGACCCCGTACTACCCGGATACTCACTATCTTGTGGTCTACAAGACAGGATCTCCGGACACGTTCGGGACGACGGTCAACACGCTGATCGCGGGGTAGCTTCATGCCGACGCAGCCCACCAACGCGTCCAGCGTGATCTTGCGCGGCGGGCTCGCTCGGCGTAGCGACGTCACTCTTGGTCCGACCCGATACACTAGGGTCACGCCGGCTAGCGAACCTGTCGATCCGACGACGTATAATGCGTCGGGATACTGGCGTGCGAATTACTCCGGTACAGCGCCATGGCCATACACTGCCACGGCTGGAGTATCGGCGTCGACGGGTGACCTCACCACGAACCTGAGCGATCCGACAACGGGAGCGGCCGTCAACGGATACACCCCAGCGCAGTTCGTGGCGGCGTCGGGGCACGAGCTTGTCAACACGACAGACATCCAAAGTGGTGGCGTTATCACCACTACGGCCGGCACTGTTGTCGGCTTGATCTACATCGACAGTGCCTTGGCGCCTGGGGTCAACGTCTACGAAGACGCTGCGATATTCGGCGATGGTAGCGCTGATTTTGGCGTGGCCGTCACCACGGCTGGCCTTACGATGTTCGCCTATGACGGCGCATATCAGACGGTAACAGAGCCATGCTCCACCGGGGCATGGCATTTGTTTCGAGCTAGGTTCAACGGATCGTCAATCCGCATGACGATCGACAACGGAGTGGAAGTGTCCACGCCGTGTGGAACTCTCACATCACTGTCAGGATCGATCTATCTCGGGCGAGGGTACCTAGGAGCCAATTACTTCGACGGGCAGATCTTGGAGCTGATGACGCTCCCGTATTCGATGGTGCGCGCGGAATACGACGCGTTTGGCCAATACGTTCAAGACAAATACGGGCTGTCGCTAGGATTCCCTGCGCTCTCCTCGCCGGCGCCGGTCGTTACTGACGTTGCTCTCCAGCCTGATGATTCCGGGTTCTCCGATGTCATCTTGTACCCAGGTCTCGAGGACGCGCCTTCGGCGGCGATCGGAGCGCTGTCGGGCACATCCGACGGCGTCGCGACCGCAACCGGGTCGATCACGGGCGCAGGAGCCCTTGCGGGCACGGCCAGCGCGACGAGCTCGACGACCGCCACGCTCACGGGGGCGGGCATCCTCGCGGGGACCTCCGGCGGGGTCGCCGCGACCACGGCCAACCTGCTCGGCCTCCTCCCGGCCTCGGGGACGGCGGCCGGCTCCTCGACGGCGACCGCGACGCTCGCAGGCTCGGGTGTACTCGCCGGTTCGGCGGCGGGCGCGGCGGCGACGACGGCGTCCATCACGGGCGGGGGCGCGCTGACAGGCTCGAGCGCGGGCAGCGCGTCGACATCTGGGACGCTCGCCGGTGCCGGCGCGCTCGTCGCCTCGTCGGCAGGTACCTCGAGCGCCGCCGGGACGCTCTCGGGTTCGGGCGCTCTCGCCGGCCTCATCGAGGGGCTCGCGCTCGCCGCCGCCGTGCTCCTCGGCGTGGGGGCGCTCTCCGGCTCCGCGGCCGGCAGCTCGACCACGTCAGCCGCCGTCTCCGTCCTCATCGCGGGCTCGGCCGACGGCTCGTCGACGGTCACCGGCACCCTCACTTCCCTCGGCGCGGGAGCCATCGCCGGGCAGGCCGACGGCTCGTCGACGGCGACCGCGACGCTCGCAGGCTCGGGTGTACTTGCCGGTTCGGCCGCAGGCGTCGCCACAACGACGGCCACGGGGCTGGCGGTCGGTGCGCTGGCCGGCACGTCCGACGGCGCCGCGACAACGACCGGCACCCTCACCGGCGCCGGCGCGCTGGCGGGCACGTCGGACGGTGCGACGACGACGACGGCGACCATCGCGGGCGCCGGCGCGCTGGCAGGCGCGGTCACGAGCAGCGCGACTGTCGACGGCACCCTCTCGGGGCTCGCGCTCACCTCCGGCGCCTCGGTCGGGACATCGTCCGCGACGGGCACGCTCACGGCGCTCGGGGGTCTCGCTGGGACGTCCACCGGCATCGGCGCTGCATCCGGCACGATCGTCTCGCTGACCTCGGCGACGACACCGTACGCTGCCGACCTCGTCGGCACGATCACCGTCGCCAGCGCGTTCTCGTGCGCGCTCTCGACCGTCACGGCCGCGGCTGTCACCGGTGTCCGAGCGGTCGACTTCGTCGTCTCGATCACACACGAGGCGGACGCGCCGAACGACGCCGAGGCGACGACCGCGCTTGGCGCAACCATCGAAGGGCAGGCCGCATGATCTCGTTCCTCGTCGGCACGCGCATCCTCATCGCCGTGGCGGTCTCCGACCGCGCGACAGATACGGCCGTCGACCCCGCGACCTTCACGTTCACGCTGAAGCCGCCGTCGACGGCCATCGGGTACGCGACCAGCACGTACGTCTGGAACGGGACGATCTGGACGAACAGCGAGTCGACGATCGCGGTGCCGTCGAAAGGCTCCACTGGTGCCTTCTCGCTGCGCCTCACCGTCCCGTACCTCAACATCGTCCAGGGCAGGTGGGTGTGCGGCTGGAAGTCGACCGCGAACGGCTCCGGCTACGGAGAGGGCAGCGGCGAAGAGTCGTTCGTCGCCCTCGCGAGTGCGGCGCTGTGATCTCCGTCCGACACATCACGGCGTATGGCTGGCTCGACGAGCACTGGAAGTACGTCGCGGACGAGCGCCGCGTGCTCGCGGCTGTCCGCCTCGGCGGCCTGGTCGTCGCGCTCGGCGTCGCCGTGTGCGCGTCGGAGCGCCCCGAGCTCGGCGCGTACCCGATCGTCCGCCTCGACACGGAGTCGTGGCGCATCTTGCCCGCGCGCTTCGTGCGGAGCTGGGGCTCGCTCACGTGCGTTGCCACACCGATCGCCGCGCAGCTCGGCGCCGGCGAGCAGCTCACGCTCACGAACGCGCCGGCCGAGACCAGCGCCGCGCTGGAGCGCCTCTTCGCATGAGCACCGACCGGCCGTCCAAGCGCATCCAGTCGGACCTCACGATCCCGATCCCGCGTGAGCTGCTCGCGCCGCGTGGAGTCGTCGACCGCGACTCCCCGACGATGGTGCCGTGCCCCGCCTGCGCGGGCTGCCTCGCGTGCGAGGGGCAGCACGTCGTCGAGTGCCGCGCGTGCCTCCACTCGCACCTCGTCGACTGCGCGGACTGCGCGGCGTGCGGCTTATGCGGCGGCGCGCACATGGTCGAGCCAGAGCGCGCGGCGGCGTGGAGGCGATTCTAGGATGACCCGCCACCAGCACCGCTACCACCGGCGCCGCAGCGAGGGGAGCTGCCAGAACTGCGGGCACGAGGCGCAACCTGGGCGGACGAGGTGTCTGCCCTGCGGGCAGAGAAGTGCCGAGCGCGCACGTCGGCAGTGGCCGGGTAGGCGAGCGGCGCGCGAGACGAGGAGGGCAGCAGCATGATAGTCAACCAGGTCCACGTGGGCGCGCGAGGCGCCGACTCGCTCCCGTTCTCGATGGGGGGCACCGCGGAGCAGGCGCGCGCGCTGAAGGCCGCGGGCTACGACTTCCTCGTCGGCTACCTCGGTTCGATGAACCCGGCGCGCCTGAAGTACGTCCTCGACGCCGGGCTCGGCTTCATGCCGGTCACGTTCGCGGGTGAGTACGAGGACGGAGCCAACGACGAGATCGCGCAACTGCGAGCCCTCGGTGTGCCTGCGGGCGTCTCCGTCTGGCTCGACCTCGAGGGCATGCGCGCGTGGAAGTCGGACCCGAAGCAGCTCATCGCGAAGATCGACGCGTGGGCCGACGCCGTCGCGGCGGGCGGCTGGATGCCGTGCCTCTACGTCGGCGCACCGCAACCGCTCACGAGCGCCGAGCTCCACAAGCTGCACGTCGTCCGGTACTGGCGCGGGCAGGGACGCTGCGTCGACCGCACCGGCGCGCTCGCCGAGCCGACGAACGGCTGGTGCATGACACAGATGTTCCCGAGCGTCACGCGCGGCGGGGTCCTCATCGACGCGAACATCGTGGGGCAGGACTACCGCGGCCGCGTGCCGTCGATGCTCGTGCCATGACGTCGACGTAGCTTCCGCCGACTCAACGTAGAACGGCCCGGGTCACCTCACGGTGGCTCGGGCCGTTTCTGCGTTTTGTTGGTGGGTGCCGTCGGTTGGGCCGCGATTGGTTCAGCGGTCTGTGTCGTCCAGGATCCTGCGAGAAAAACCGGCAACCTCGGCCGCCGAAGGCCGACAGGGCCCCCATGCCCCGCCGCCTTCTCGCCCGCCTCCTAGCCCGCCTCGACGCCTCCCCGCTCCCGCTCACAGACCACGTCCGGCTCGCCCTCGAGGTCGAGCTCCTGGAGCTCCTGCGCACAAGGCCGACCCGCTAGGTCGCCTGCGTGACGACGCCCGGCACCCCGCGTGCGGAGAGCCAACGGCGCGCCTCGGCGCACGGCACGACCCCGTCGTGCACGGCGAGTTCGCCGGCGCCAGCGGTCGCGCGCTCCTGGCACTTGCGCCGCGCGCGACGCTGCTCCCTCGTGAGCGACTTCTGCCTAGCCATCACTGCCTCCCAGCCTTCCCGTCGCTGCCGCCCATCTCTTTTGCCTCCTTCAACTCCGCCTCCAGCTTCGCGATGCGTCGCTCAAGCTGCGTGCGTGTCAGCTTCGAAGACGTGGCTCCTTTGCGCAGGAAGGCAAATCGGCACGGCTGACACCTGGGCACATTCCCTCGCTTGCGTGCTTCGCGCACCGTCGATTCGCTGCTGAAGATGGTGCCGCAGTCGGAGCACTTGCCGTTCCGGCACTCGATACACTTGGCCTGACGGTGGTTGCCGCGGCCTCTCTTCTTACGCATGGTCATCCGCCCACACACGGTGCACTCCACGGTCAAGCTCGAAGGGTTGCCTCCCTCGGGAGCATCGACATCAAACTCGATTGCGGCCGTCTTCAGGACCCCGATCGCAAGCTCCGTGTCGGTGATCATTCGAACCACCTCGCCAGCCTGGTTGGTTAGGTGGATACGTCGCCCTGATGAGGGCTTGCTTCGCAGACGCGGCGCTACCGCTCCGGCAATAGCGAGCCGCTGCGCCTTCGTAAGCGCTTCACGGTCCCGCTGACGCTTCATGCGCTGCCCGGCCGTCGATGCACAGCGGGTCGTGCAGTACATGCGCGGTCGCCCTCGCTCGCCCTGCGCGATCGCACCGCCGCATATCGGACAGGGCGCGGGATCAGCTGAACTCATCGCATCTTCTCCCCTGCTGCGTCTGCTCGCGGTCCTCCGCCCGCTCCGCGAGCCACGCCCACACCTCTCGCGCGCGCAGCACCGCCACCACCGTGCCGTCGGCCATGCGCACGATCTCGTGCATGCCGATGACACCGACCGGACGGTGCGTGTACCCGGCCCGAAGCAGCGCCTCGGTCGCCGTCGGAGCCGCGCTCACGCGACCACCGCCTTCGCGTCGACCAGGCCGAGCAGCGCGTCGAGCGCGAGCTCGAGCCCGACGACCACGTGAGGCGGCGTCGCCAGCCGCCCAGCTGCTACCTCGCGAAGCACCCACGTCACGGCTGTCACGGCGCTGTCATGCGCGCCGGATTCGACGGCGCGCGCGGCGCTCTCCAGGGCCTTCGAAGCCGAATGTCGCAGGTCCGAATCCTGCCGGGCGTGCCCATCATTCCGCGCACTTCGCGCGGCCGGACGCTGACCCGTGACAGCGCCGTGACAGCTCCCTGCGTACGACGCCCGGGCCCGCGCGGCGGTCTCCGCGAGCGCCTGCGGAGCGAGGTGCGCGTAGATCTGCGTCGTGCGCACGTCGGTGTGCCCGAGCTCCTTCGACACGTCCTCGAGCGACCAGCGCATCCCCCACCACCCCGAGACGAGCGAGCTCGCAAACGTGTGGCGGAGCAGGTGCCACCAGACCTCGCGCCCGATGCGAGCAACGGAGCCAAAGGCCTCGACGACGCGGTCCCACGTGCGAGGCGGACGGACACGCAGAGCGCCACGGCGCGTCGGGAAGACGAGGCGCTTCGGGTTCTCCGGCGCGTACGTCGGCAAGACCGCGAGCCACGTCCGCATGGCCTCGAGCGCGAGGCCGTGGAGGTGGACCGTGCGCCGCCGCTTCTCGCCCTTGCGCCCCTTCGGCGGCCGGAAGCGGCGCTTCACGGGGTCGTAGGAGCCGAAGCGGACCTCGACGCGGGGGTTCGCCTCGTCCGCGTCGACGTGGACGTCGTCGAGGTGGAGGCACCACTGCTCGCTCTCGCGGAGCCCCGTGCCGATGGCGAACGCGGCAAGCCACTTCTCGGCTCGGTCGCCGGCATCGAAGTCGAGCTGCGGGTCGTCCCACGCCGCAAGGAACCGGCCCTGCTCGAGCGCATCGAGGTACCAGGTGTCCTGGTAGCCCTGGTCCTCGTCGCCGTCCTCACGCTCGACGTGCAGCCCCGCGAAGGGGTTCGTCGCGAGTTCGTAGTGTCCCTGCTCGAGCGCCCACTCGAAGAAGCGGCGCGCGAGCACGAGGCAGTGCTTCCGCGTGGAGACCGAGAGCCTCGCGGCATGGCGGCCGCCGCGCCGTTTCGGGTCCTCGCTCTTCGGTCGCTCCGCGCGCTTCGCCTTCAGCGTCGCGAGCCAGGCCACGCCGTCCTGGCGCGTGACCGTCTTCAGCGCGCGGCGCGCCCATGCCGCCGTCGCCACGTGGTTGTGCCACCGGCTCGAATCGTTGTCCGTGTCGCGGTTGCCGGCGCGGCTGGCGAGGAAGCGCGGCCCGAGCGTCTTCGCCGACGCACCCTTCGTCGGCGCGAGCTGCCCGTCGACGATCTGCCGCTTCATCTCGTCGCGCAGCTCCGCGGCGAGCTCGGCGGTTGCGGCAGTGCCCGAGAGGATCTCGCCCCGGAACTGGAGCCGGAAGCGCCACGCGCCGCTCGGGAGCTGGTCGATGCCGGTGAGGTCGGTCATGCCAATCCCCGCTCTCGCAGGATGCGAGCCGCCTGTCCAGCCACGACGGGGCTCGCGCCACCTGCGGGCCGCGTGAGCGCCGGCGCCCGGCGCACGCGCTTGGCGCGAGGCTGCTGGGACGGGACGGCCTCGGGAGCCTCCTCCTCCTCGATGGCGTCCGCGAGCTCGCGGAGCAGGGCGGCGACGCGTGCGGGGTTCACGACGCCGAGGCCTCCGCGGCCGCGAGAGCCTCGTGGAGCCGCTCGAGTGTCGCCCGCTGCATCCGCCCCTCGTCGCGTGCCGCATCGAGCGTCGCCGCGGACACGCCGAGGAGGCGCATCGCCTCGCGACGCCCCACGCGCGAGACAAGCTGCTCGACGCGCATCGACGTCTCGCGAGGGACCATGGCGATGCACGGCCGGAGCTGCTGGGGGTTGCCGCGGTTGCTCATCGCTTCGACCTCCACACGCGCTCGCGGTACGCGCACTCGTCCTCGTCACGGCGGCGAGGTACGCCCAGGCGCACGCCGAGCGCGCCGAGCGCGCTCCCGGCCGACGCGTCGAGCACGCCGCGCAGGTACGCCTCGGCGCGCTGGCGATCGCGGTACGGCCCGAACCGGAGCGGCGTGTGCTCGTCCGCCTCGCAGTCGTCGGTGTGCCCCTCCGTCTTCTTGCACCGGTAGGGACCGCTCGTCGTCGGGCACTGGTTCATGGCGTCCTCGTGAGGTGATGTCCAGGGGTTGCGTGAATCCTCGCTTCGTCGTCCGCCCAGTAGACCCAGCCGTCCTCGACGAACGCGACGATGCCGCGCGTGACGACGCCGGCGACGGCGAGCTCGACGCGTGCGCCGACGGGCCACGGGTCGACGAGCTGCGCCGCCTTCGCGCGCGCGAGGAGAGCGGAGATCGCGTTCACGGCGCACGCTCCCCGCACCGCCAGCACGAGGGCATGTGCTTCGGATGCACGAACGGATCGCCGTCCCTGTCGTGGCAGCGGCACTGCCAGTCGCCATCGACGTTGCGACTCCAAAGCGTCCAGACGATGCCGGCGAGGCCGAGCGCCATGAGGCCGCCGAAGACGAGCAGCGCCGCGTCCTGCGCGAGCTTGCTGGGCGTCACGTTCCGTGGCCTCGGTAGTGGACCCACTTCCCGTCGACCCACTTCGAGCCGCAGATCGTGGCGAGCTGCTGCTCCGCGGTCTCGACGTCGCCGCAGATGCCGCAGATCCAGGTGCCGTCGGCGTTGCCATCGCGCGACGGATGCGAGCACCACCCGCACCCGTCGGCGAAGCCCGGCTTCACGTGCGCGACAAAGCCGAAGCCATCGTGGTCGACGTGCTCCGCGTGACACTGCGGGCACCGCATCATGATGGCGAGCTCGAGCGCGCTGGTAGGCATCTGCGCGGACGGGCCGCCATCGTCGAAGCGCACCAACGCGCGCTGCTCACGCGTCGCGGCGTTCCGGATCGTGACGAGGCCGATGATGCGACCGAGGCGACCGGAGACGAGGCAGCGGTCGTTGACTGCCCAGCGGAGCGGGATCATTCGGCGGCCTCGCTCTTGTCGTACGTACCGCGTGTTGCGTGGGCCTTCCAGGCGGACGCTGTCGCACGCGGGACGTTGAGAATGAGCGCTGCGTCTTCGTTGGTACGCTCAGCCAAGATCGCGTTCCGCCACTTCAGCGACACGCGGTCGGAGAGGCGAATGCGAATGGGCTCCCAGAACACATCAGCAGCATCTTTGCGCCATCGCTTGGCGAACGACACGATGAGCATGGGGACTCCTCCGCTCTTCTTCGTGCGCGACTGGTACTCGATGATCGAGATCGGCTCCGGCACCGACGTGTGGAACAGGTCGGCCATCACGAGCACGTCGCGAACTAGCCGCCATCGCGCAAGCGCCGGCTTACGACCATGCTCGGCCTCGAACGCGGCGATTACTTCCGCAACATTCCACGGGGTCGCGCCGCGCATCATCGACGAGAGAATCGCGTTCCCCTCTCCGAGGATTGCGCGTTGTGCCCTTCGCATCTTTCTGTTCGCGAACGGAGCGATGACCGAACGATGAGTGGTTTGCCTCTTCTCGCGCCCCTTGAGGACCGCGACTGAGAAGACGGAGCCGATCGACAACCGCGCCCACGTGTCAGCGATTGCCTGGATGGTCAGCTTGTCGAGGTGGCCGCAGAAGTCCCAGAAAGCAGAAGAGATGTAGGGAAAACCGCTACGGCTAGCCCAGCGCTTCGTCCAGCAAGAGCCCGTGGCCGCTTCCTCGGGACAGCCACCGGGGTTGTTCGGGTCGACGATGCGCCCTGTCGACATCTCGCGACGGACGAAAGTCGGGTCCTTGTGGGAGTCGAGACACGCACAAATCCCTGCAAACTCGACGTCTGCGTCGTTGCACAGTACGAAGTGTGGTGTCGTTCCTTCGCTGTCGGCCGTCTTCGCCCACCCCCACTTCTCGACGCACGAATGAATCGCGTCTTCGCTCCGATCGAGGCCAACCATGTTGTCGAACGGAACGCCGAAAGATCGGAGCACCCCGATATCTCCGCCTTCTCGAGATAACAAGAATGCATGCATCCCACGCTCGAAGTTCCCTCGGTACTTGCTCTCGTTCGTCCAAGCCTGGGCGAGGAGGTGCGTGAGGTAGCGCGCATGCTTCTTCTGCAGCGACTCGCCCTTGTACGTGTCTTCACTCATCGTTTTCCTCCTCCTTTGTTCGCAACCCGCAGCGCGTGCAGTGAACGGCGGTGAAGCCCGGCGCGGGCGCGGGAGAAGGTGCCGGCAGTCGTCTCCCGTCATCGCATCACCCCTTCGTGGAGCTCGCTGGACTCGAACCAGCACGCGAGCGAGTGAACGAGTGGGGGCGTTCACCTCGAGCTCGCGCCACCTGGCGCCCCGAATGCTGGCTCTCGAGGTAGCCGGCCAGCGCGGCATCAGCACACGCGCGACGGGTTCGACGCCGCGCGTGTCTCCTCGAGATCTGTCAGCCGAGGTCCACCCTCGGCGGCTTGCCGGCGCCAGCCTGCGCGGGCCCGGGCTTGTCCCAGTCCGCCGGGTAGCCCCCAGCGCCAGCCTTCGGCTTCTCCTGCGAAGCGATCTGGTTCAGCCGCGCGAAGAAGCCGCGCTTCTGGCCGTCGTCCATCGGCTTCTGGAACGAGAAGCGGCCTCCACCGGTGAGGATCTCGAACTTCATCGAGCGCTTCGCGACGCCCTGCTGGTCGGTGTAGTGGTCCCACTTCGCGCGGACGGGCACCTTGTTCGCCGTGATGCCCGCCATCGTGTCGCCGCCCTTCCAGCCGAGGGCGCGGAGACGCTCCAGCGAGAACGGCGCGGCCGCGTCGGAGAAGCTCAGGATCACCATCACGGTGCGGTTCAGGTCGAGGAGCTTCATCTCGATCGCGACCTGGTCGTTGTCGTTCTTCGACTGACCGTACGCGACGTGCGGCTCGTCCTCGCCGACCGCCTGGGCGTCGTAGATACCCTCAGCGATGTCGTCGGCGGTCTCGGTGTGCGGCTGCTGCGTCTGGTCGCTCATCGTCATCATCCTTCCCTGCTGGCTTGCGCCGGCTGCTCTTCTTCACGCTTCTTCTGCACCTTGGCGGCGACCGCGTTCGCGATCTCCGCGACGTCGACGCGCGGGTCCTCGAGGTAGCCGCGCACCTTCTTCTCGACCTCGGCGTCGCCGAGCTCGGCGAGGCCGGCGTCGATCTGCCCGAGGAACTCCGCCTTGCGCTTCGGCGCCTCGTGCGCCGCCGCGAAGAACTCCTGCCACGACAGCGGTATCTGCTTCGGCATCCACCCGCGCGTCTTCGCGTCGTAGGCGGCGTTCCACTGCGTGTGGATGAACCGCGCGCCCGTCGAGCGCCCCTTGATGCGCTTCTCGTCGTCCACCTTGCCGAACGCCTCCTCTTTCGCGAAGAGCACGTAGTCGACCCACTGCTTGATGACGCCCGCCGCCTTCGCGTTCATCGCGATCTCGTACCGGTCGTAGTTCGGCCCCATCGGGTCGTTGAACGACTTCGTTTGCGCGTGGGCGAGCAGCACGATGTGCATGCGCCGCTCCGTCCAGAGCCGCTCGAGGTGAGCGATGAGGATGCGCCAGTGATCGAGCGCGGCGTTGTAGCCCTTGCCGAAGCCCTTGAGGTGCTCCTCGATCGAGTACTTGCCGCCGGTGACCTTCGCCCAGCACAGCGGCTCGAGCCAGTTCACCGTGTCGACGACGAGCGTCTTGTAGTCGTGCTTCTCGACGGCGAGGAGCGTGAGACCCTCGAGGGCCTCATCCCAGGATCGCGGCTCCGGGAGACGCGCGATGTCGAGCTTCGTGGTGCCGCTCTCGAGGCCGAGCGTGATGGGGCTCGGCGCCGATGCGGCGAAGGTCGACTTGCCGACGCCCTCGATGCCGTACAGCGCCAGGCGCACGGGCATCTCGATGGGTCCCGTCTTCACGTTCGCGAGCGACATGCGCTTCGCGACCGCGGGAGGGGGAGCTTGCTGCGGTTTCAGGTTCGAGACGTTCATTCACTACCTTCCTTTCCCAAATCTTCAGGCCGCGGCCTCGGCGGTGGCCGCGCCGACGCGCACGAGGGCGTCGATCTTCCCGCCGCGCTGCCAGGTCTGACTCTCGCGGCCGCTCTCCGGATTCACGAGCGGCGAGACGAACTCCTGCTCGACGGCGAGGACCTCGATCGGCTCGTTGAGCCAGCGCACGTGGTAGCCGCGCATGAGCTCCTCGGCCTTCACGCGCTCGAACGGGTCCGCCTCGCCAGCCATCGCCGCGAGCGCCTCGTCGAGCGACACGGTCTTCCACCACGCCTCGAGTCCCTTGTGCATCAGGGTGCCGAAGCGCAGAGCGTCGCTCTCGACGATCGAGCGCCGGCGGCGCTCGTACGAGTAGAAGTACTTCCGCGGGCATGAGCGGAACGCCTTCATCGACGAGGCGCTCAGGAGCGGCAGCCGCCGCTTCGACTCGGCGAGCGCCGCGGAGAGCTCCTCGTGCGGCTGCTCGGCGTCGCGGTAGCGCGTCGGGTCCTCGATGTCGGCCTCGCCCGAGCAGACGGGGAAGTACTGGCAGAAGCTGCCGTACGAGTCGCACGCGTCGGGGTTGCGTGGCCAGGCGCGCTCGGTGGGGCGAGCCGCCTTCACGTACTCCGCCTGCCGAAGCTGTAGCTGACGGATCGCGTTCGCGGTGAGCCACGTATCGACGGCGGCGTCACGACGCTCCTCGTCGAAGCGGACAACGACGCCACGCTGGAAGTACTTGTCAGGCTCCTCGCCGATGTCGGCGCGGATTCGGAGCGCGAACTCCTCGGGCGTCTCGTCCGCCTCGCGCTGGCCCTTGTAGAGGCGGCCGCCAGGATCGGTCACGATGCGACCGTCTTCGCACGCGATATCTCGCGCCTCCTCACCCTCGCCCACGGTCTCGAGGTGCGGCCCTGGCGACGGATTCTTCTTCTTGCACTCCTTGCAGGCGCGACTCGACGGCTGCGTGTACTTCCGCTCCTCAGTCGGCGTCGCCTTCAGCGGCCGCAGTTGCGGCTTGTGGATGACGTCGTAGAGGATGCCCCTCGGCTCGTGACCGAGGGACCTCGCGCCGTCGTCGTACTGGTCGATCTGCGCGTCGATCGCGAGCCGCATCCAGTACGTAGCACCGGGCTTGATCTCGAAGCCGGTCGTCTTGTGCTCCACGACGTACACCCCGGGAGTAATGCTCATCGTCCACTCCTCCGCTGCATGCGCGCGCGCTGCCGCGCACGACCTTCGTGCGCGGCGGTGCAGATGCGAACCACCTGCGCGATCGGCAACGCCGCGAGCGACGCCGCGACGCGCCTGGCAACGTCCGGCGACACGCCAGCCTCGGCGGCGACGTCGACCAGCGCGGCCGAATCGGCCAGCGCCTCCATCATCGAGCGGACCTCGGCGCTCATCGCGGCTCCGTCCCGAGCTCGAGCTCGAGGACACGGCGCGAGGGAACCCGCGCCAGGATCCGCCCGTCGACGCACTCGACGATCCGATCGGCCACCGCGCGGGCGTGCGCCGGATCAAGGACGATCGAGAGCAAGCGGCCGTCGTCGAGCTCGAGCTCGAGCACCGGACGACCGTCGAGGCGCTCGGGGCCCACACGGAGGAACATCACCGGCCCTCCGGGGGAACGATGCGCAGCATGGGGCGCGTCGGGGCCGTGACGGCGACGAGCGCCAGGAGCTGCTCGACCGCGACGAGCTCGCCGCGCGCACGCTGCGCCGCGCTGAGCACCCACCGCCAGCCCGGATCGGCGCTGAGCGTGTCGAGTCCCGAGAGGGCGACATCGAGCGCTGCCAGCGCGAGCCGCACGCGAACGCCGGCGTCGGCGCTCACGACGCACGCCTCCTCTCCGGCGCGACGCTGCGGCAGCTCGCGCGGTGAAGCTTGCCCGCCGGCTCGTCGACGAGCGCCTCGCAGTCGTGGCAGAAGCCGACCGACGGGAACGCGTCGATGTCCGGGGCGCCGCTCTCGCGCTCGATGTCGCGGCGCTCGCGATCGGTGATGGGCCTGGGCCGGTGGCGCCTCATGCGACCGCCTTCGTCGCCGAGGCGATCTCGTCGCCGAGCGCGACATCGAGGACGGCGTCGACCTCAAGCGGGGAGAGCTCGTGCGCGTCGCACTGCCCGTTGGGGTTGCGAGCGTGCAGACCGCACGGCACGTACGGCGCCGGGTTGCTGCTGTCACCGCTCCCGCGGCACTCGCGGCACTGCGGCGAGCCGAAGTACGTCTCGTGTCCCTTGCCGAGGCACCGGTCGCATGCCCCGTACGTCATCGCGCGCTCGAGGCACGCGCGGAGCCGCGGCGAGTCCCAGCCGTCGCCCTCGGCGACGTACTGGCGCGCGAGCTCGAGCGCCCGCTTCGCGGCCACGCTCACGCCCTGCTTCGTGGCGCGCGCGCGCAGCATGTCGATCGCGTCGCACTGCTCGCTGTTGTCCTGAGCCAGCCGCGCGACCTCCGCACGCAGCTCCGCGTTCTCACGCTCGAGCTGCTCGACCCCCTGACATCCACGCCCGTTGATTCCCATCGGCGAACCTCCGATGGTTACGACCGTAACCCCGGCTACGGCCGTAGTCAAGTGGTTCGTGCAAGGAAGAATGCATCGCGGCTTTTCGCCGTCCTACGATGAGTCAGATGAAGCTCGTCGCCGCCCTCGCCGCTGCCGTGGCGCTCGCCGCGTGCTCTTCCACCAACGCCTTCACCACCGAGGACGGCGGTGCGCTAGGGACGCCGGCGCCTGACGGAGGCGCCGACAGCGGCGCTAGCGAAGACGGCGCCGCCGATGCTGCCGCTGATGTTGCGGTCGATGTTGTCGATGCCGGTAGCGATGGTGCTGCGACGTCAGTCTTCGCCGGTGCGGGCCCCTACGTCGCGGGCTCGCCTGGGCCCGGAGGACCGGCGAACACGGCGAACGCAGCGCACGGAGGCACCGTCGTCGGCAAGAACTGCATGGTCGGCGGCTGCCACCTCGGCGGCTTCGGCTTCGGCGGTACGGTGTTCGGTCCGGGCGCGAGCACCACCGGCGTACCCGGCGTCGAGATCCGCATCGTGCACGGCGACGGCACGACCGTCGTGACGTACACCGACATCGACGGGAACTTCTGGTCTCCGGCGACTGCACCGGTCGTCAGCGGCGCGCGCCTGGGCATCCGCAACGCGACGAGTTCGAAGGAGCGGCTGTCACCGGTGCCGAACGGCGCGTGCGCCGCTGCCGGATGTCACGACGGCACGATGCGCATCCGGCTGCCGTAGCGCCGTGAGGGCTCTACAGCGCTCCCCTACCTCGCCCTGACCGCGACGCGCCCCTCGTCGATGCCGCCGCGGAGCCGTGCCTTCGCAAGCCCCACGACGCGCCCTCGCGCGTGTGCGGCGTGCGCGACCACGGCAGGGTCGAGCTGGCGCGCGCGCAGGAGCACGTTGCCCGTTCGCGTCACGACGGCGCGCTCTTGCTCCAGCACCTCGGCGATGCGGAGCACCACGGCCGTCTGCGATAGTCCGAAGAGCCGCGCGATCGTCCGCAGCCGCTCGCCGTAGTGCTCATGCGCGCGGCGCACGACATGCGGAGGCGCGACGAGCGCCGCGCCCAGCGCGTTCGCGGCTCGTTCGCCGGCCGCGTGGTCGCCACGGAACGCCGCGAGCTCGCGGAGCGCCCAGTGCGCGAGCTCGTGAGCGACCGCGAAGTTCAGGTCGGGGTGGCCCTGCGGGACGACGATCTGCCTGCCATCGAGCCGGGCGGGCAGCCGCGCGGAGCCGTATGCGACGGCGCCGTGGCCAAGCACGCGCTCCGCGAGGTCGATCGCCAGGGGCAGCTCGTCGTCACACACCCCCGCGAGCCTCCGGACCTCCGCGGCAAGTCGCTCGAGCTCCAGCTGCGGAAGCATTCCGTCCGATTGACGCTCCATCGCGGCGCGGCCGCAACGGGGGAACCTGGTACGGCAAAAACGCCTCACTTCGGCAGCCTGGGGCGCCGGCCGATCTGACGCCTCGTGTCGGCGCGCACGTCGCCGGCCGGCCGCGCGTCGAGCTCGCCTCCCTCGATCGCGTCGAGGATGGCCTTCCAACCTCCAGGCGCCATGGGTCGCCCGGCAGAGTCGCTCTGCGTGGTCTGGTCGAGCGCGCGAACGACGGTGGAGAGCCGCCAGGGTCCGCGCCGCAGCAGCGTGACCAGCTCGGGGCGCTCGTCGAGCCGCTTCAGGAACTGGTCGATGCTCGGATCGGAGGCAGTGCCCGTCTCTCCTCCCATGAGCCACTCGACGGAGACGTTCGCTGCGCGCGCGAGCTTCGCGATCTCCTCGATCTTCGCCTGCCTCACCTCGCCGGTGCTCAGGCGCGACCTCAGCGCTCCCAGGTAGCTCGACGACAGCCCGGCCATCTCGCACCATCGCCGCGCGCTCGGGACCGTCCCGCGCCGGAGAACTTCATCGATGCGGTCGATGAGCGTGGCCACGGCGCCATGATGACTACACACGTCGCCTACGTCTCGCTTGACTACGGCCGTAACTTAGGTTACGGCTGTAATCGATGTCGAACCTCGCAGAGCGTCTCCGCCATCTTCGGGAAAATGCCGGCCTCTCGGCAAAGGCTCTCGACGTCCTCGCCGACCTGACGCCGGGGCACACGACGCTGATCGAGACGGGGCGCCGGGCTGACCCGAGCGCGTCCACCGTCGAGGCGCTCGCGTCCGTCCTGGGCGTGACGCTCGACTGGCTCGTCACGGGCGAGGGCAGGGAGCCGTCAGAGCGCTCCGTGAGAGCGGCCGTCGACGCAGCTCGGCGTGCGAAGTCGCCGAAACCGGCCGCCTGAACGACACCACGACGAGGAGGGTCCACGTGGTGAACCGTGAAGCAGAGCCGTGCGTTGTCGACGAAGCATCTCGGGCTGTGCAGCCGGATACGTGCAATGCGCACGCACCTGAACGGCTGGGGGCAACCTGTGGAAATCTGGGGTCAGGAGACACTCCTCGGGCTGAACGTTCGGCGGCCTCGATGCGGGCGGAAGTCGCATACCGGGACCTGAATGCGCTTCCGCCGTCGCAGCGCCCGCTCGCCGTCGCGCGCGCCGCGCTTGCGCGCGCCTTCGACGCCGCGCTGCATGAGC